GTTGGCGGTATGCGCCAGATAAAGCTGTTATAGATTTGAACGATATTCTTGCAGTGATTATCGCAAGGGGTAGAGTTGATGCGCTTGAGGTATTCATCCTCGTCCTCATTAACATAAGCTGTCAGGTAATTGCCATCGGCATAATCAGCACCACCCATGTAGGATCGAAGATAGAATTGCCATCTCCCAATGCTTGCATCATAAGTTGGATTTGTTTCCAATAACTCTTTCTTGTCCATTAACTCCACCTCTGGTTTGTTCGTTCGGGTTTCTTCATTCTGATAGGGAATCTTTTGTGTATAAAGTATCCAGTAGCATCCACAACATGATCTAACCCTGCCGATTTATCAGGCTCACCGTTCTTATCATACACCTGTTGCTCTAATGAAGTCGTTAGTGTAGGACAAGCATCTACATTTACTAGGTATTTTCTATCACCTTTTGCATCACATATCAACTTATTAAAAGCATTTACCCTATCTTTTACGGGAGGGTTCATTCTGTTTGCCTGTATATTGAACCCCCAATCCTTGAGAATAGTTATATCCGAGTGCGAGGCATTAACGCTCTTTCTGGCTCTTCCTGTAGCATCTGGATAGATTACAACCATATGCCCTTGTAGTTTCTCAGTTAAGGTTTTCGCCATTGTAGGGGTGTCTCTGATGCCTGTGAGTTCACCTACTGCTATCACTGTATCGCCCCTAATTACATGAATTATCGCAGACATATTCATCACATTGAAGTCCATACCAACATGCAAGACTTCCATTTTATCCATCGACTCTGTACTACTGTTCTTATCTCTATCGAAATCGGCATAAACTGATCCAGAGGTCAGGTTTACAAACTCACCCTCAAGATAGGCTTTCAGCTTGTTAGGTGGATAGGTCTCACGCAAAACCTCAATGTAGTCTGGAGGCAGATGTTTGTTGCTCAGAGTGGAAGCTCTGATTAACTGTGTATATTGATCGGCTTGATTTACGAATCGCTCATAGAACCATTTATATCCTTCTGGCGTTCCAACCACATCAATATGATTGACCGCTCCATCAGGTAAGGGTACTCTGTTTCTAGCTACGATCTTCTGAAATGCTACCTCCATCTTATCTTTTGGAAGGATATCGCACTCATCAATCAGACTGTACCCCACCTCATACCCAACAATGTTTTCTGGTTCAGCCATGTTACGGAATATGATTGTTCCATAGCCATTGATCTCTAGCTCTTTGTTGGATCGGTTGAGACTGTACTCAAGACCTATATCTGCACATACTTCGGGGAATTTATCGAAAGCAATATCCCTAATCATGGGATATGTTGGCAGATAGTAGGCTACTTTGACTGATGGATAGTCAATTTTCTTGAGGATTGTTTTTAGCGTTCCGGCATAGGACTTCCCCGCTCCATACCCTGCGACCAAACCTGTATGTTTAGCCTCGCTGAATATGAAATCTTCCTGATGCGGTAGAACATAGAGCGTATGCTCTGTCATATATCCTGTATGTATTCCTTTAACTGGAAATCAAACTCTTGTCTCTCTTCTTCAAGAGGGAAAAGCGACTCTCTCTCCTCAAGGAAAAAGTCTTTCTTCGTCTTGCCTCTCTTCTTACCTCTCAGAGTATGACAATCATAAGCATAATCTGGAATTTCCCTGTACTCATCGGATTCCATCAACTCATGCTGAATCCGTCCTTCATCCATACTTATCTTCAAATCATAAACTAGATTCTGTAAATGATCCATATCTCTTGATTTGTGCGCTCTACACAGAAGAACTACTGCTTTCGATATGAAGATTCGCCCCTTTGGTTCTTTTGGCTTTGGGGTGTTTACTATCTCAAACCCTCTATGGAGTGAGAGAATTTCTTTTGTGATGGGAAGTTCTACATCCTCTGCTGATACTGTGAGCAGTCTTTTCCAAACATACCTGTAATATCCGCTCTGGAATAACTCTAGTGCAAAATATCCCGCCATCTTCTCATCTGCTCTTCTGATAGCCTTCTGCATTGCAGATGAAGCCTCGAAAAAATCATAATTCCTGACGGTTGTTAGGTTTGGTCTAGCCATTTTTGGTATCTCCTGTTGTGTTATAGATAGAGTAATTATAGAAAAAAGCTATACTTATGTAAAGCGTATGTCTGGATCTTTTCTTACTACCCTCAAAGATAACCCCTCTCGTTGCGTGGCTTTCCTCATATTGATATGTGCTCCCCACTTTCGCTTGAGATAATCCTTCTCTCTATCGAGACTTTTCTTCGATCTCAGGAAAGCATTACCTCCTTTATTGGTATCTCTTGTGCAGATGAATCCAAACCTTTGGTCAATCCAGACTATCCGATCCTTTATCAAGGACTGTAGGCAATAGTCGGCATCTACTCTCAGCTTGTTTCTCTCGTCCAACTTGAGGTCTTTACCAATGATTCCAATAATAGTCCCTGTCCATGTGTTCAACTTGAATGGTTCAGCAGAATGATACTTCCTCACGTCTGCCTGAGTTTGGTTGAATCCAAATACTCTAACTCCAGCGTCCCTTGCGTTGATATAGGTATTTGCTAGGATCTCTTCGCAGACTTGTGGATTGGTGATCTTGTACCCCTTTTTTCTGGTTACAGATGTGAAGGCGGTAATGTCGTCATCCAACATGATTACATCATCTTCGTACTGATCCAGCACCCAATTTCTGATTGCTCCCAAGCCTTGTATAGCGTCTGGAATCTTATGGATATGTGATTGGGTCACTTCATGCGTTAAAACATTCGTATAAGCCTGATATTCGCTCTCAGGCACTAGAATGATGTACTTCTTGAGTAGCCTGTGGGTGGTTATGTCTCTATGCCTACCTTTACTGAGGATTATTTTCTTCACCAAGCAACTCCAGTAATCGTTCAGCCTTCAATACTCTGCCCACTCCGATCTTTGTCTTTTCCGGCATCAGTGAGCAATTTACTCTCTTCACATCAAACCGATCACAGGCACGAATCCAATCGTACTTGTTGTCAAACAGGAAAACCAAGTAGTCGTGATGCTCGTCCAGCATCCGCTCCATCTTCGGAAGTTTTCTCTCTTCTGCAATCTCTTCGATCTCTTCATCTATATCGAAATCGTTGAAATCATCGAAACCAGTGAGGAATATATCGTACCCATCATCTAACAGGTCTTTTAGTTCATCAGCTACTTTGTCGTCATCAAACCATGACATATCCTGTAACCTGTTGTCTGCGAGACGAAAAGCCTTGATCTGGCTCTCTGTGAGGTGGTCAGCATAGATAACTGGTACTTTGTCCATCCCCATCGTTTCACTAGCCTGTACTCTTCCATGTCCGGCTACAATCTCGTTTTCTGAGTCCAGAATGATGGGGTTAAGGAAGCCAAACTCTCTGATGCTGTCAGCTATCTTGTGTATCTGATCTTCGCTGTGCATCCTCTGGTTGTTGGGATATGGCTTAATATCACTTAAAGGAACTTCAACTATCGTCTGCATCTCTTACTATCCTGATCTGGCTTACGGTGTTTTCGTTAGAAACATTAACGAAGTTGGAGGAAAATCTAGGGTTTACCCCAAGTGTTAGTGAAGCCTTGTCTATAGCTTCTTGAGCCATCTTATTCTCAATAATAGAATCTAATCCCGCTCCCAGCTTTCCGCTTATGTCTCTCAAGTTCAGTTTGGTTAGTTGGTGCACTAACCTAGTGGCACGAACCTTCTCCTCAATAACGGTCTCTACGGCTTCTCTTCGGGTTGCATCTAAACCGTCTTTTTCGAGTTCCACTGATATACCTTTGTCTACAAGAGGTTGCAAACTAGCTTTCTCCCATCCTTCCTTACTTGCTTTTCTGGAAATTGAACCCCTATTTATTCCGGTCTTTTTCTCTATCGACTTGAGGGGTTCACCTGTCTCATATACAGCTTTGACTTTGTTCCAAGTTTCTGCATCGTACTTTGATCTCAATCTCAGCCTCCCTTAATACATGACGGATGTAACCATTAACTGTCATCCTAGCATCTTTGGATTTAAGACGAATATCCTCCAGTTCATCTTCTGGAAGTCTTACGTTTAATTGTTTTAGCATCATTCTACCTCCCTTCTGTCATTCTTATACCAGTTTACAACCTTTCCATCATAAGGTCTACCACAAAATGGTTTGTTGTACCCACAACCGCATTTACATTTCCATGATTTGTACTTCGACCCTGCCGCCTTTCTCTTTATCTCTTCGGACAATGGTAAGTTTGTCAATTTGTTCGTCATCTACCCAGACTCCAGCTTTTGTCAGGGAGTCTAACAGGCTTTTGGCGTAGTTATCTATGTCGCGCCTACGCTTATCTGGAGGATATAGTAGTAACTCTACTCTTAACCTCCCAGTGAGCATATTCGTCTCTCCAAGCAGTGATTTCACTGTCTGAGAATACTCTCT